GGTGCGCTTGGAGAAAGCATCGAGCGCCTTGCGGTACTCGTGCACGGTGTTCTGCATGTCGTTCAGCTCATCCATGTCGTTCCATCCTTCGGAGGTGGATTTCAAGCCGCAGACGCGCGGCCTCGATAGCAGCCGCGGAAACGCTCCGCAGGCTTGAATTGGTTTGGGGGTATGCAGCGTCCTGCACGATGGAAACCTCGACGAGCCGAGCGCGCTTGACCAGGCGCTCGGTGCGCGTGCGGTTCCAAGATTCGTCCTCGACGAAGAAGCCAAAGCTCATCTCGCCGGTGAGGTCGCCGCGCGCGAGGAGCTCGCGCACATCGTTTCCGAGCGTCGTTTCAGGCAGCGACGCCTCGAAGGCGAGCCCGTTGCGGTCGCTCTTCAGGCTCAGGGTGCGCGACTTCGTGCGCGCGAGAAGCGCGGCCGGGTCGTGGTTGTAGAGGAGCTTCACATCGGCGTTGGTGCGCAGCGTCTCGGCGAACGCGCCTGGCGCGATGCGCTCGACGAACGCGCGGCCCTGCTCGACGATCTCGCGCGAGTCCTCGCCATACACGGCCGCGTAGCCCGCGAGCGTGCGCCCGTCGAGCTTCTGCTCGGTCGCGTCGATGGAACGCCTAGAAATCATTGGCAGTGCCCTCCTGCGCGCTCGTGTCGGTGCCGATGTTTGTGGAGCCGCCGCCGGTGCCCATGTTCTTTGCGACGATCGGCTCGTCGAGGCCGTCGAGCGGCGCCATGTCGAGCCGTGCACGCGCCTCGTTGCGAGTCATGAAGCCGGCCTCGACGGCCGTGCGCAGCGCGGCCATTTGCTCGGCGACGCCAGGACGCAGGAGCGCGTCGAGGTCGAATCTCATCTCGGCGAAGGGCGCGGTCTTCGCGAGCCATTCGGCACGCCATCCGGCGAGCCAGGTCTGAAGGCACGCGTCCACATACATGCGCGAAAGCCATTCCATCGTGCCATAATTGGTGCCGACCTCCTCGCTCAGGTAGCTCGAGGGAACGCCGTATATGCGCGACACATCACCGATGGAATACTTGCGCGCGGCCTCGAGGCCGGCGTCCTCGAGCGTGCTCGAGATTCGCTCGAGCTTGATTCCGTCTCCGAGCACGATCGGCTCGCCAGCGTTGCGCGATCCGCCGTGGCGCTTCTTGAACTCCTCCGCGATCTTCTGCCGCATAGCGTCGTTCGCCATGCCTGGGTGGATCAACGCAAGCCGCGGCGAGCCGCCGTTCTTAAAGTTGTTGAGCGCGGTCTGCTCTTGCGCCGCGAGCGTCGTGATGCTCGTCGTGCACAGGCGGATGGGCGACTCTCCCCACAGGCCCGAGAGGCCCGGAGCGCGGAGGTGCAGCATGTTCTCCGGCAGGATGTCGCCGAAGGTGCGCGTCTTGTACACGGGCGTCGGGCCGGCGAGATCGAGCGACACGCCGTCGGGATCGAGCGGCATGAGCTCGAGGAACTCGCCGCCGCGCGTGCGGTTGATCACGGCAAACGCGTTGCCCCACAGGAGCGCCTGCAGCGTCATGCTGCGCCGGAACTCGAACGCCGACATGTACGGGCTCGGGTTGTTCCACAGCGAATCGCTGCGGCTGTCGGTGATCTCGCACGGCAGGCGCGCGATGTCGCCCGAGATCAGCGTGATCGCGCGGTATATCGGCGTGTAGCGCAGCGCGTTGAGCGGCGTGACCGTGGGGACATCGAGCTCCTCCCCAGGCAGGAAGGTAGCGCTCCACGGCTGCACGAACATGCGTCGCAGGAGTCCGAGCATGCTCGGACGCTAGCACCTAACTGTTAGCGCGTCCGCCTCTAAACATAATTAGTCGTAGGAACTTCCCTGGGTGCCGCCCCACACATGGACGGCGATGATGGACGCCACGAGCGCGTCGATCGTGCTCTTGTCGTTCGGCTTGATCGGCCGGATGTTCCCGTTCCGGTCACGCTGCGCGATCGCGGTCGCGCACGCCCGCCTGAGGATCGGATCGTCGCCGAACACGAACTTGCGGCCGGCCCACAGGTTCTGCCACAGCTGACAGCCCGGCCCGAATGTGCCGATGCCCATCCGGTACGCGACCATCGGCGCGCCGTCCTTCACGAGCTGCTCGACGAGGTACCTCGAGCCCCACGCGTCGTAGCCGATGCTGCGCACATCGAACTCCTCCATCAGCTCGCCGATGCGCGTGCGTACGGCCTCGTAGTCGATCTCGCGCCCTGGCGTCAGCGTGATCCGGCCGTCGGCCGCCCACGCGCGCACCGGCAGGCGGTAGTCGAGTTCACGCTGCCGGATGTCGGCCGACGGCCACCAGTAGTGCCCGCGGATCGCGATCCGCCCATCGTCGAGCGGCACGCACACGCTCACGACCGTCATGTCGAGAGACTTCGAAAGGTCCATGCCGATCCACGCCGGCCGGCCGCGCAGCGCCGCCCAATCGACCGGCTGATCGGTCGGCCACAGGCCCATGTCGAGCCACCCGCCGGTGTTCTCGTTCCACCTGGCGCAGTGGTAACGGTCGAACTCCGCGCGCCCCATCGGGCTTACCTTCATCCGGTTCCACGAGCGGCGGATCGAGCGGGCGTCCGGCTGCCCGTGCGGCATGCCGGGATTCGCCTTCGGCCACATGGTTTCATCGTCCGACTTATCGCTTGGATCGAGGCCGAAGAGCAGCGGCATGATCGTGTCATCCTCGACTTCCTGTTTCAGGATCGCCTCGCCTTGGGCGACAAGCTCCCCGTATATGTTCTCGGGATTCGCGCCTGGCGTCGTGATGATCAGGCCGAGCGACTCCTTTCGTTTCGCGCCGGTCGTAAGGAGCTTCGTCAGGAAGCGCCCCTTGAACTCGGCCGCCTCGTCGGCGATCCACATGGACGGGTTCAGGCCGTCGAGCGAGCGCTCGAGCGCCGCCAGGGCGGTGAACTCGCAGTCGCGGCCCTTGTCGACGATCCGGTCCCACAGCGCCTGGTAGCCGGAGTCGGCCTTGCGGCGGATCATCGTGCGCGCGGTCTCGAGGCAGATGCCGGCCTGCTCCTCGGTGTTCGCGATGACATGCACGCGCCGGCCGTCGGCCTGCTCGAGATCCCACAGGGCGAGGCCCGCGGCGAGCGTGGTCTTGCCGTTGCCACGCGCGACCTGCAAGATGGCAAGCTGCACGCGCCGCAGGTGGTCCTCGGAGCGGCGCCACCCCCATATGTTCGCCAGGCACCACAGTTGCCACGGGTGCAGCTCGAACGACTCGCCGCTCGCGTCGCCGATCAGGCTCAGCCGGCGGAAATGGTCGGCGAGCCGGCCGAGCGACTCCCAGTCCATGTAGAGATCGTCGCGCGCGAGATCGCGCTCGAAGCGCTGCGCGGCGGCGAAGATCCACCGGCTCGAGGGGATGATCCCGGTTAGCAGGTCCGACTGGTACGCAAGAATCGCGGTTTTCGGGTCCGTCAAATTTAGAAGCCTTGCAGAAGGGCACGAGGGGGGGGTGGGTCTATAAAACCTACCCCCCCACCCTGCGGCCTATTAGACGCCTTCAATAGGCCGTTCGCCATATGGAGAATTCGCGTGCTCCGCTCGGTGGCACGCACGGCACAGCGTCATGAGGTTCGTGGGGTCGTATATGCGATGCGGTGCGATCGCTCTCGGCGCGATGTGGTGCACCTCTTCACCCGCAAGACCACACCGTGCGCAGTGCGGATGCATGCGTAACCACTTGCGCCGAAACGCGTTGTATGTGCCGTTGAGGTGCGTCTCGCGCACGACCTCAAAGCGCCTCGGGAACACGGCATTCGGCTTGAACACGCGCATGAAGCAAGATCTCCGAGACACGCACCCAGTCCGATGCCTCGATCAGCACGAGCCAGGGCTTGTTATTCGAACGCATGAGCACGATCGGCACGCGCTTCGAAGCAGGCTTGCAGTCACGCCGAGCCTGTTCGATGAACTGGTAGGGGCTCAGGCGCTCGGTGCGCTTGACCTCCACATGCAGGGGCGCCTCGAGGATGAGGTCGGCGTCGCCGGCCTTGCCGCAGTATTGCTGCGCACGGCGTGCGGCAAGCCCCAGTTCCTGTAGCAGCACGGCTGCCTCGAGCTCTCCTCGAGCACCTTTCGATCGACTGTTCGGCATGGGATTCTCCACGGGGGGGGTTGACTTTTCCGGGGGCTCACATGTACGCTTAGCGGCGCTTCTTGCGGCGCGCCTAGCGTACATGTGAAACCCCGCGAGACCGATTGATTCAGCGTGAAAACGAAGAACGCCCGCAGCACAGCGCTGCGGGCGTTGTCCGATGGTAGCGCGAGGATCTTCACCCATCGGACGGTTTCTTCTTGCCTGGGCGGTCGAGCTCGTCGATGTCCTCCACGGATACCTCGCGGTATCGCGGGTAGTTCCACCCGATCGCGTGCGGCGGGTACTCCTTCGAGCTGCGCAGGTTGTAGTCCACCCGGAAAGTATCGTCCTCGGCGTGCTTCCGGATCGATATGTAGGTGTCGACGGCACGCGCCAAGGCGCCCGCGCCGGCCCCCACATCGATCGCCTCCTTCCCCGCCTGGCTCCCCTTGCTCGTGTGGTGCACGAGCACGCTTGCTGCGCCCGACTTCGAGGCGAAGCGCCGGAACTTCCTGACCATGGCGGCGATGTCCGCGTTCGAGTTCTCGTCCATGCCTTGCATGACGAACATGTAGAACGCGTCGAAGATCACCACATCGGGCTGCTCCTTGCGCTCGAGGATTCCCTCAAGCACGGCGTCCACATCCCGATCGTCCTCGCGGAGGCTCACGACCTCGATGCGGTCCTCGAGGCACGCCAAGGGGAAGCCCATGTCCTCCACGATCGACCGGATGCGAAAGGCGATCGTCGAGAGGTTGAGCTCGTTGTCGACGATCAGGACCTTGCCGTCCGTGCAACGCCACTTTCCGAACCACATGCGGCCCGTGGCGACGCTAATCGCCAGGTCGTGCATCAGGAAGCTCTTCTTGCACTTCGGCGGCGCGATCACGGCGGCGACCTCGCCCTTGCGCAGGATGCGCTCGATCGCGTACGGGGCTTGTTCCCTGTAGCGCTCGAGCACCTCGCCGATGCGGTTGATTTCCATCGGCGCAGGCCGGTCGATCACGCCGACATGGTCAACGGCGCTCTTGACCGTGCGACCAATGTAGTCGGGCCTCGCGGCCTTGGATTCCCGCCCGTCGGCGAGCATCTTGCCTCGGATGACATGCTCGATCTCGGGCACGGACATCCCGTGCTTCGCCAGGGCGCACGCCACCCGGAAATCCTGCACGGAATCGTCGACGGGCTTGTCGGCGACCACGGGCGCCGGCGGCACCACAGAGCCCTGCCTGGCGAGGTACTGCCGGCAGACCTCCTCGACTTCGGGCAGGTCGCTGCCGACCTCACGGTCGACGAAAGCGGCGTCGCCCGTCACGCAGAAGAAGCGGCCCTTGTCGTAGACCTCGACGGGCCCCCGGCGGTTGCCGCTCCACTCGGGCAGCTGCACGCCGTGGTAGATCGCGTGTATGCCGGTCCCGCTCGGCGAGAACTCCACATAGGCGCGCGCCTTGGCGGCCCACGCAGCGATCCACGGATCGCGGATCACATGGTCGGCGGCGATGCCGTCGAAGTCGACGCCGAGCCACCCGTCCCCGAGCATGAACCCGAGGCCGAGGTCGTAGGAGTCGGCCGCCCGGACGGCCTCGGCAAAGGTCCCCCAGGTCGAGGGATCGTTCGAGCGCGCATTCTCGCGCGTCTTCGGGTCCACGGGGACCTTCGTCCACTTCCCGTCGCGTTCGACGGGCTTCCACACGACCCACCTGGCGCTCGACATCATGGCCGCGGGCAGGTAGTCCACATTGAATCTCGTGCTCGGCTTTGGCTTCACAGCAATGGCTCCTTGTTCGTGATCACGCGCTCGAGTCGTGCGGCGCGTCGTGCGTCTTCTGCGGCGGCCTCAACGAGCATGGTGACCCGCTCGCGAAGGCGCGCCAGTTCCTCGGCATCAATCGCGACTTCCGCGCGGTATGCCAGGATCTCGTTGATTGCATCATCAATGCAATCAAATGGAATGCAATTGTCCTCGTCGGCAAGCAAGTCCTCCTGCAGCTCCTGAAGTCGCGTGAGGATGTCGGCTTTCATTCGCCACCCCGCACATCCCGCTCGCGAAGGCGCGCCAACTCTTCGGACTTTCCTAAAAGTTCGAAGCGCAGCCGCTCGATCTCGTCGGCGGCGGCGTTCAGTCCCAAGACAACCTCGGAGACTCCTTGCTCGTCGGCTCCTCGCGCCCACTCGCGCAGCCGCGTCACGATGTCCGCGCTCACTCGCCACCCCGCACATCCCGAGAGGACAGGAAGTCGCAGACGATCGCGGTGTCCTTCCACGGGCGCAGCATGATCTTGATCGGCCCACCCTTCTCGAACTGCTCCTCGATCTTCTCGCACAGGGCGGCGTCGAAGACCGAATAGAACGCCTTCTGCGCGTTGCCGTCGGCATCCTTCCACGACACGCCGATCCGGCCGCGCAGCTGCTCGCCCTTGGAGGTCTGCTTCATCTCGCAGCTCCAGTAGGTCGCCAGGCAGCGCTGCCACCCGTCCCCGCCGGCGGGCCGTGCGGGTGCGGGCTTCGCCACCGGCGCGGCGGGCGCTCCGCCTTCGGCCTCGAGGTCGGCGATAAGCTGACGGAGGAGAGAGATCATCTTCGGACGGTCAACGGACATTCGTGTGCTCCTTATCGGTTCCAAGGTCGCGCGGTGGATTTGCGGCCTGCGCACGGCGAGCCTCCTCGTCGTATCGCGCGAGCCGCTCGAGACAGACACTCACGGCGCGCGCGACGCGAGGGTCCTTATGTGAGATCAGAAACATCCAAGCCTTGTCGTGCGAGTCGAAGACATCCCCACGGGCGTGAAGGGCTTCCTGCCGCTCGGCGTCGATCGCCGAGAGCCGGATCGTCTCGCGCTCGACCTGAGACACGAGGTGCCCTGGCGCCTTGTGGTGCAAGATCTCCTCCTCGGTGCGCCGGCTCACTTGCGGTCCCCCTCCGGCAAGTTCCAACAAATCACGACGAGGAACGCGGCCACGGCCGCAACGGCGTAGTAACCCCACTGATCAGGCACGGCGAGTCTCCTTCCGAGGCTTAGCCTCGCAGCTCACGCAATTGCCGGCGAGCGCGGCCGCGATGCGGATCGCGTTCGACACCCAGGCCTTGCGTGTGATTCCGGCTGCCGCGGCACGCGCCGCAGCAATGTCGTACGCGTCGCGCTCGAGCGCAACGGCGAGTGTCTTCTTCGTCGGTTCGGTGTCGGTCATAAACCCCAAGGCGGCGGGTGTTCCGCCCTGGAGCACAAAAGGAGCGCCGAGCACGACTTCGGCTCACTCACGCTAATTGCATCGGCTAACTGCGTCAACCCCCTTTAGGGGAATCCGACGAAAACGGGACGGCCTTGTTCAGCGCCGCCCGCCGAGCCGCGCAGCCGCACGGCTTGCCGGTGGCCTTCGTGCGAGCCTCAACGAACCGCACCACGCCAACGGCCCGCAGAACCGCGTGCAGGGCGTCGCCGAGCCCGCGCCACCGCCGAGGGGGCTCAGGCTTCGGCGGCGGCGGCGGGGCATCCACGAGCCTTGTGACGGCCGTGTTGGGAATGTATCCAAGGTTCACGGACATGTTGGGTTGAATCCTAGGCAAGCCTGTTGGTCTGCCGACAGCGTCGGCGGGCACTGGGAATTGGCCGCGCACACATTTCGGATCGTGCTGGTCGTGCCCTCAAGCTCCTCGTACCACGCGCAATTGTTTAAATCGAACGACGGGCAGTGGTTCCCGCAGCACAGGCTCGCCGTGCTGTAGTTCGGGCTTCCGGCGTCGAGCGCTTGGCAGATCACGCGCTCCCCGAGCACGCCTGGCGCGATCGCCGGCCACGAATTGAACACGCCGAGCGGCGGGTCCTGCGCCACGCAGGACATCGGGCAGGTTCCGTTCCATGCGGCCGATCGCTTCGCCGACACGAGGTAACTCAGCGCGTTGTAGCTGCACTTCATCAGCGGGTCGACCGTTTGGCTTAGGTTGTTCTGCATCGTGTAGAGGAACCCGTTGAAGCGGATCCCCTGGCAGAACGGCTGCGCCACAAGGCCCGAGCACACGAACGACGCCGAGCCGAAGCATGTGTAGCTCGCGGTGAACGGCGAGCATGCCTGCGATAGGCAGCCCGAGCACGAGCCGCTGAACTGCCCGCAGCACGGCGAGGCGCCGACATTGCACGGCAAGTCAAGGTTCGTCGGATCGCACCGCACCTGGTTGCGCAGACCGAGCACGCAGTTCAGGCTGTTGCGGTTGGTGCCCGCGAGGAACGCCTCGGGCGTGAGATCCGCGCAGCCCCACGCCCAACCGCCCTCAACCCCGCGCCAATAGGTCCACTGCCGGTCGGCCCAATAGGTGTAGTTCGATGGGCCCTCGCCGCGGCAGGTGCCAGGGTATGCGATCTCCCCGCAGGTCGGGTTCAGTTGCTGATGCGTCGCGGTCATCAGCGAGCGCCGCAAGCACGCTTGCGCGCCGACCGCGCAGGTGCTCGGCACGCAGCGCTTGCGGAAAGGCCCGAGCATCGGCAAGTCGCACGGTGCCGTCGGGCAGGCGGCGTATCCCGCTCCCGGGAACTTCGTGTTCAGCTCGCCCCATGCGGCGACCTGCTCGTCGCGCCAGTCTCCCGGGCTGAAGTAGTCGCGCATCTTGCACAGGATCGCCTGGTCGGGCTGCACGCGCGAGTAGAGCGCCGTGAGGAGGTCGGTGTACTCCTGCGCCGAGATCACGCCGTGCGCGAGCGCGTCGTCCACATCGCATAAGAACAACGGGACGCCCGCACCGGCGTACGCGAACCAGTACGGCACGGCCGTGCTCGGGTTCGGGTCGTAGTCCTCGGTGCAGTTGTCGCACGGCGGGATCGAGATTCGCACGCCTGGCGGGCAGAAGTCCTTCGAGAACACGCCGTCCGGGATCTTCCAGTGCCGCTCGAAGTAGACCACGCCGAGGAACTGGTTGTAGAGCGAGCCCGAGCCGCACACGCTCGCGCCACCCGCGTAGCACGCGAGCTCGTCGAGCCACTTGCACGGGCTCGGGTAGCGCGCGTCGCCGTCCTGCATGACGAACCGCATGCGGTTCGTGAGCCACGAGGTCCCGCACTGGCAGCCCACGCCTGCACCGGCGCAGCACGGATCGGTGGCTGTCGGCCAATCGACTCCGCCAGGCTCGCAGGTGGTCGTTCCGCTCGGCGGGGGGCCCGAGCAGCCCGGCACGCTGCAACCGCGCGGCAGGCTGCAAAGCCCCTCCGCGCCCATGAGCAGGGGCGGATAGGCCACGCGATAGAAGCAGCCGTAGAACTTGTACAGCGCGACGATTGGCTCGCACGATGCCCAGGTCACCCTGTAGTGCACCTCGCTCGTGCCGGAGCAATTCAGCCACACCTCGTTCGACCAACCCGGCCGGTAGCACCACAGGAGGAGCTCATCGTCGAGGTGGCAGCAACCGGTGTCGATCGTCTGCCCGTAGACCGTATCGCGGAGCGTGCAGTCACACGAGCCGCTTGCGCAGCAACACCAGTACGGGCTAGCGGGCATCAGAACCCCACTCGTAGGTAACGACGGTTTGGCCGACCAATTCCGAGCAGGGAATCCACCC